CAGAAACTACACTTGGTTCAGGTGCTACAGTTTCAAATGTAGAACTATGGGCTGACTATATCTTCTTAGATACTGACGAACGTCGTCGTTTTGCTCAATTATCCCACGAATATCTTATTGAACAAGTTCAATTTACTGGTGGTGAATCAATTGCTAGTAGCACCACCGGTGCGGTAACAACAAAATCCAAACTTTCATTTAATCACCCTGTTAAAGAATTAGTATGGGTTAATAAACATAGCACTGCTGACAGTTTCAGTAATTTACCAACAACTGATTTCCAACTTCAACTTAACGGTAATGATCGTTTTGCTAAGCGTGATGCCAAATATTTCACACACGTCCAACCTTATCAACACCACGAAAATATTCCTAATGGAAAAGATATTCACGTATATTCTTTTGCATTAAAACCAGAAGAACATCAACCATCTGGAACTCTTAATATGTCTCGTATTGATACAGCAACTGCTATTGTTGGAACTAAGGATGTAGCTGAAGGAACTCTCAATATGTATGCTGTGAATTACAATGTGCTTCGTATTCTTAGTGGAATGGGTGGTCTTGCCTACTCTAACTAAATATATTAACAAATTATTTTTTTTCTGTATTAATAATAAATACAAAATGGGTGGAGGTCTTCTTCAACTTGTAGCTTATGGTGCCCAAGATGTTTATCTTACCGGCAACCCTCAGATCACTTTCTTCAAAGTAGTTTATCGTCGTCATACTAACTTTTCTATTGAGTCTATACAACAAACCTTTAACGGAAATGCTGGTAAAGGAAAACGTGTAACTTGTCAAATCTCCCGTAATGGTGATTTAGTTCATAAATTATATGTAGTTTTTACACACGATGCATCTATTACTGATGCTCGTAAATGCATTAAAAAAGTAGAAGTAGAAATTGGCGGTCAATTAATTGATCGTCAATATGGCGATTGGATGACAATCTGGAATGAACTTACTTTACCTGCAGGAAAGAAAAATGGATATGAAGAAATGATAGCTGAAACAAACGCATATGTTCCTCTTGAATTCTGGTTCTGCCGTAATATTGGTTTAGCATTACCACTTATTGCTCTACAATATCACGAAGTTAAAATCAATATTGAATTTGATGCTGATAATGATTTTACTGATGCCACCTTATGGGCTGATTACATCTTCTTAGATACTGATGAACGTCGTCGTTTTGCTCAATTATCTCACGAATATTTAATAGAACAAGTGCAATTTACTGGTGGTGAAAATTTAAGTTCTACCGATACTACTTTAAATGCCAAACTTTCATTTAATCATCCGGTTAAAGAACTTATATGGCAACGAAAAGCTGGAGCATCTTATAAATCAACTGGTAACGCAAAACTTATGCTTAACGGTAATGATCGTTTTGCTGAACGCAATGCTATGTATTTTACTCACGTTCAACCCTATCAACATCATACCAATATCCCACCACAAGATCAATATATCAATGTATATTCATTTGCATTAAAACCTGAAGAACATCAACCATCAGGAACTCTTAATATGTCTCGTATTGATACTGCACAACTTAAACTATCGTTTGCTGCAGATACTGAAGGTGAAGTCAAAATATACGCTCACTCCTACAACGTTCTCCGTATCCTCAGTGGTATGGGTGGTCTTGCGTATTCTAACTAAACTTACATCTAAAATTATTTTTATTTATAATATAAATCTAAAATTATTTTCTTAGCTTATATTAAAAATGGGTGGAGGTCTTCTTCAACTTGTAGCTTATGGTGCCCAAGATGTCTATCTTACCGGCAACCCTCAGATTACTTTCTTCAAAGTAGTTTATCGTCGTCATACTAACTTCTCTATTGAGTCTATACAACAAACCTTTAACGGAAGCCCTGGAGCTGGAAAACGTGTAACTTGTCAAATCTCCCGTAATGGTGATTTAGTTCATAAATTATATGTTGTATTTACACATCCTTCAGCTGGTGGTGATTTAGATGATGCTCGTAAATGTATCAATAAAGTAGAAGTAGAAATTGGTGGTCAATTAATTGATCGTCAATATGGCGATTGGATGGAAATCTGGAATGAACTTACTTTACCAAAAGGAAAAGAAGCTGGGTATGTTGAAATGATAAAAGCAGAGTCTAATGCGGACACCAAAGCATATGTTCCTCTTGAATTCTGGTTCTGCCGTAATATTGGTCTAGCATTACCACTTATTGCTTTACAATATCACGAAGTTAAAATCAATATTGAATTTGATGGGACTCAAGAATTTGGAGATGCCACCTTATGGGCTGATTACATCTTCTTAGATACTGATGAACGTCGTCGTTTTGCTCAATTATCTCACGAATACCTTATAGAACAAGTGCAATTCACTGGAGGTGAAACAATCAATAGCTCTAATCTTTCTGCTAAATTATCTTTCAACCATCCCGTTAAAGAACTTATATGGCAAGGAACAAATTCAAGTGGAACAATTATAAAATTAGGAAACACTAAGCTTATGCTTAACGGTAATGATCGTTTTGCTGAACGTGATACTAAATATTTTACTCACGTTCAACCATATCAACATCATACTAATATCCCAGATAGCGATTGTAATATCAATGTATATTCTTTCGCATTAAAACCGGAAGAACATCAACCATCGGGAACTCTTAATATGTCTCGCATTGATACTGCTCAACTTAAAATATCTGATATTACACAAGGATCAGGTGAAGTCAAAATCTACGCTCACTCCTACAACGTCCTCCGTATCCTCAGCGGTATGGGTGGTCTTGCGTATTCTAACTAAATTATTACTTACTTACTTCTTTTTATTTACCATATTAGGATATCCTAATACGGCATTAACACCTAAAAACATTGAAATAATTGAACTAGTTAAAGCAGATTGAAAATAATAATTATTAAAGTTCATAAACTTAGACGTTATCCTATTTAATTTATTAACAATGTGTGAAGGATTACCAGTTATAACTGAATAGCATATCATAAAACTAGATATAAGTAAAGCATTTTCAATACCATTAATAAATATTTGTTCAATATTAGATTGTTTAGCAATAAGTATATTTTCATTAACATACCATGGTTTATCAGGTATTACAAAACAAATTTGAGGTTTTTTAACAAAAACAGAATTAAACAACATTATTCTAATTTAACTTTATATTCGTTAGTATTTTTAATATATACTAAATCATCATTTTTTATAGGTGTATCATCTATATATTTACCATCTTCTGTTCTAAGTTTAGTATATTTATTATTATATAAAGTCCAAGTATCATATTCGTTTTTATATAAAACAAGTGTAGGTTTATTTTCAGTAGATTCTAATTTACCGACAATAAACTTTTTCATCATATCTTTCATTTGGGCAGTTTCATCACCACGATATTTAATCATATAATACACCTGTTTAATATTGTATTTTTTTATTAAAAATAAATAAATAGTAATACCAACAACAGCTAAAATAACTATCGCAAAAAGTATGAGAAATATAATACCCCACGACATTTATATTAAATAAATATATATTTTTAAATAAATGGGAGGTGGATTATTACAATTAGTAGCCTATGGAGCTCAAGATGTTTATCTTACCGGAAATCCTCAGATTACTTTCTTTAAAGTAGTTTATCGTCGTCATACTAATTTTTCAATAGAATCTATACAACAAACTTTTAACGGAAATGCCATTTTAGGTAATCGTGTAACTTGTCAAATATCCCGTAATGGTGATCTAGTTCATAAATTATATTTAGAAATAAAAGCAGTAGCAGGATCAAATCCAATATATCTTCAACCTTTCTATGGTTATAGAATGATAAAACACGTGGAACTTGAGATAGGAGGACAACGTATTGATAAACAATATGGTGAATGGATGTATATTTGGAATGAACTTACAATGGATCAAGGTAAAAAAGAAGGATATTATGAAATGATTGGTGGTAATTCTCTAAATAAATCAGTTGAATTAAAAGACGAAAACGTGCAATTATATATTCCTCTTGAATTTTGGTTTTGTCGTAATGTTGGTTTAGCATTACCTTTAATAGCTCTTCAATACCACGAAGTTAAAGTTAATATAGAGTTTAATTCAATGGAAAATATCAGAGCAAAAAACCAAGCTGATGAACTTGCTTCAGATAACACGTGTAACATACAAATTAATAACAATGATTTTACATCATTTAATGCTACATTATGGGCTGATTACATCTTTTTAGATACTGATGAACGTAAAAGATTTGCTCAATTATCGCACGAATATCTTATCGAACAATTGCAATTTACAGGAACAGAAAGTATAACAGCAAATACAGTAAAAGCATCACGTTTAAGTTTTAACCACCCTTGTAAAGAACTTGTATGGGTAGTAAGACCTGAACCAGCTACAGAAGGTTCTAATATCAACTGGAATAACTTTACAAATGCTGAAAACAATAATATAATTAAAGATAATCTAATAACAACAGCTAAACTTCAATTAAACGGAAATGATCGTTTTGCTGAAAGGGATGGAAAGTATTTTTCGTTAGTTCAACCTTATCAACATCATAATAATATACCAGTTAATCAAGGTATTAATGTATATTCATTTGCATTAAAACCCGAAGAACATCAACCATCAGGAACATTAAATATGTCGAGGATAGATACAGCACAATTACAAGTTAAAAGTAGTAAACCAGGTGAATTATTTGTATATGCTGTAAATTACAATGTTTTACGTATATTAAGTGGAATGGGTGGATTAGCGTATTCTAACTAAAAACATAAAAATAATATTAAAACTTATATAGCAAAATTGAACTCTTGTTCATTGCCATTACATTCTGTTTCAACAACATTAACCCTATAACATTCTCCATCAAAATCGGAATAAAGATTATTGGAAAAAGGTGTAGGTGTTTTAACTATTTTTTCTTTGGTATTATTTGTAACAACAATGTAAATAATTCCAATAATAAATGCTAAAATAAAAGGTATAAATTGAAATTCAAAACTTGGATTAATCTTCATTTAATTCTTTTAACTCAAAATAATTTTTATAAGTATAAATATCAAATTCAGGTTTTTTAAAAGGATATAATGTTTTAAATAAATTAACTCGTTCAATATAATCGTTGGTATCAGAAGATTGTCTTAAATATTCTTCATATTGATCTTCATATTCTTTACGTTTAGATGATATATTTTTAATATATTTATCACGAAGATCAACTAACATATTTAATTCTTCTTGTTTATTGGTATTGAACATCATACAATGTTTTTTAAATTCAATAGGAGTGGATGTAAATAGTTTATACATTTTTATTTTCTATATTTATAATTTTCTCGAAAGAACTTTTAAATTGATTATCAATTGATTCAGCTCCATTCATTTTTCCTTCATATGTGTGTAAAGGCACATATTTAACAACTGTTTTTTGTTTCTTAACACTACTAATTTTATTTTCATAATAACCTTGAACTATAACTAATATACCAATAAATACTAATAATAAAATAACATTTTTCATATTTTCTTATTATAGATAAATATTATTTAATCTACATTGGTCATATCAATAGTTTCAACATTGTTGAAAGGATCTTTATCAGTAGCAACTTCTTCTTCTTCATCATCATTAATATCCATACCAAGCATAACAACATTGAGAACCTTTTTAGAAAAATCAACAGGTTTAATAATTTGATATCCGGAATACAATAAAGCACTATTGATAACAAGATCAAGAAGATCTCTCAATGAATTATATTCTTCAGTATCATTAATATTCTTAATTTTCTTAATAATAGGATGTAGAGGATTAATTTCCAACACTCTTTTATTTAACATAGCATTAGAACTATCAGTTTGTCCTAATGTTTGCGATTTAATAATCTTTTCCATATTAGCCGAAAAACCATTTTCAGGTGAAGATACTATACAAGGTAATTCAGATACTTTATTAGTAATTTTAACTTCACTAAAGGTGGTATAAAGACGTTTAATATAATCGCAAAGTGATTTATATTCTTCTTTTTGTTTTTTAATAAGTTCTTTATCAGCATCCGTTGTATTAGGTAATTCAATATCACCTTTAGTGATGCAAGTTAAAGTGCATTCTTTGTATTGCATAAGTCGTTGACACATATATTCATCAACTGGATCAGTCATAAACAGAACATCTAAACCATTTTTCTTGAACCTATCTAAGAATGGAGATGTTTTAAGTATATCCATATTATCTCCTGCAATGTAATAAATATGTTTTTGATTTTCATTCATAGATGTAATATAATCGTCAAATGTGATCATCTTATCAGGTGAATTAGCCGAATAGAACATTAAAAGATCAGAAACCCTTTCACGATCACCGCTTTCTTCATAAACACCAAGTTTAATATTTTTTTGATATGTCTTATAGATTTTGAGATAATTATCCATATCATTCATAGCAGATTTTAACATATCAATGCTTTTCTTAACAACTGCTTTTTTAATAACTTTAATAACCTTATTCTCCTGTAATATTTCACGTGATACATTGAGAGGTAGATCATCAGTATCAACAACACCTGAAATGAAATGAAGCCATTCAGGACATAAAACCGCACTATTATCACTGACAAATACTTTACGAACATATAATTTAATATTATTTTGTTTTACACCTCTTTCAAATACATTATTCTTAATTTTTTTAGGTAAATACAAAATACCTTTATATTCTATTTGTCCTTCACCACTAATATGTTTATACGTATAAGGTTTTTCATTATCATTTGTTAAAGACTTATAAAAACCATAATAATCTTCTTCTTTTAGTTCATTGCTTGATCTAGTCCAAATAGGTTTATGTTCATTTACTAATTGAAATTCTTTAACAGTTTCAATAATTTTCTTCATTTTCTTAGGTTTTTCTTCAACATCTTCAATAGTAACATCATCTAAATTAGATGAATCAACATTAGAAGTTCCATCAGTAACAGTTACATCTTCTTCTAATGATGCTTCTTCGTCTTCAACTTCTTTAGTTTCCTCACGTTTAATGAATACTTTTATAGGATAATTAATATATTGTGAATGTTCTTTTACAATAGCTTTTAATTTATTAACATCAGTATATTTGTCTACAGCTTCGTCGGTTAATAAGCATTTAATAATAGTTCCTTGTGTAAGATTATAATCAGGATGAATATGATCTTTAAGGTTATCTTCAGTAAGTTCTTCAATAACATATTGTCCTCCAGCATCTGAAGTCCATTTAAAATATCCAGAATCCGCTTTTTTAGTAATAATAGAAACTTCTTTAGCTACCAAAAAAGCAGAATAAAACCCAACCCCAAATTGACCAATTAAGTTGCTATCTTTAACTTTTTCCATAAATGCTTTAGTTCCTGAACTAGCAATTGTTCCTATATTTTTAATAAGTTCCTCTTTAGTCATACCAATACCAGTATCAATAATATGTAATTCTTTATTTTCTTTATTTGGAATAAGTGTAATGCAATTATCTACTTTATTGTCAGGTTTGTTAGTAATACAAAAATGATTATATTTGTCAATACTATCACTAGCATTTGAAATAAGTTCTCTTAAGAATATATC